GCGCTTGAAGCCTGGCGCGACGATCTCGAGGTTGTCGACGATGTCGGCCGTGAGCGCGAGCTTCTCCTGCAGGTCCTTGCCGAAGAACCGCATCGCCTCCTCGGCACCGCCGCGAGACGGCCCATGCTCGAGCGCGGCCATGATGTAGCGCTTCGCCTTCGCGCCGCCGGTCTGCAGGCACTCGATCAGCACCTCGCGATAGCGCCGATCGACGGCGACCGGGATCTGCACGATGCGCTGGCCGGCGGCCGCGGTGAGCAGCGCCTTTGCCATCTCGTCGGACATCAGTGCTTTACCTTGCGCCGAGCGAGCGCCGCCTGGCGCCGCCGCTCATGCCTGTTCGTCGCGATGTCCGGCGGCGGCTTTCGTGGCTCGTCTCTGCTGTCCACGAGCGGGAGGAGATGCTCACGGATCGGCTCATACCCACACATGCACGCCGCCGTGCATGTCGGACAACTCATGATCGGCATGTGTCCGAACCTCGGGAACATCAGTGCCTCAGGTAGCCCGGCGGCAGGATCAGCGGCGACGGCGCCGCAGCCTCGCGGCCATAGAGCAGGTCGCGAAAACCCTTCTCGCGCCGGTCGAGCTCCTGCGCCATCACCGACCACATGAAGTCTCCGCGCCAGCAGGTCGCGAGCTGCCGCATGCCGCCGACCGCCTGCTGCAGGCCCTGCAGGAAGCGGTCGCGCGCCTCGCGCCAGCCGTAGGGCTCGCCGCGCATCTCCCGGGTCTCCTGCTGCAGCGTGCTCTCCAGCTTCGCCAGCGCCCATGCCTTCCGGCGCAGCCCGTCGAACATGGCGCCGAGCGCCTTCCAGGTGGCGGCGTCCTTCGGCTCCTGCTTGGCGAGATGCATGCAGGCATCCGCCGTCATCTTGAGCCCTTCGATCACGCGCTCGTAGCTCTCGCGCTCGATCATGCGGGTGCCGACCGGCAGCGGGTCGCCGTCGGTGCCGCGCACCACCAGGTCGTTGGCCTCGGGCGTGCCGGGGACGGGAGGCTTGGTGTCGTCGGTCATGACATCCTCAACCATTCGCCGGCGCCCTTTGGGCGCACCCACGCGACTTGATGGCGCGCTAGCGCCTCAAGCGGGATAGCACCGCCAGTGTCGAGAACCGCAAACACCAGTCCGACATGCACCACCTGCAGCACGTGCCCATGGAGAAGCACATAGTCACCCGCCTGGAACGTCATCCCACGCCCCCCTGCGCCCCGCCGAGCAGCATCTGCAGCGCGCTGATGCCGCCGCCGGTATCGGTCTCGGAGAGGTTCTTCGCCGCGCCGGCCATCGCCGGGGTGAGCTCGCGCGCCTGCTCGGCGGCGACGGCGGCCTGCTGGGCCCGCTGGCGGCCGGCCCTGATCTGCTTGATCTGATCCTGATCGCGCCACAGGTCGGCGGGGAAGTCGAGCGCCTCGCCGTAGCCGCGAATGAACTTGTCGCCGTCGACGTTGTCGAGGGTGCCGGGCATGGCCCCTTCCATGCGGCCGCCCATCACCAGGGTGCGCTCCATGCTGGCGGTCTTGAGCGCCTCCTGGATCAGCGCCAGCTTGGAGACGAACTTGATCTCGATCGGGACGCGCGTGAGCGAGGCCGGCTTGGGCCGAACCAGGCCGCGGCGCTGCATGATCGCGGTGATGCGGCTGATGCCGTTCGCCATCTCTTTCAGGTTGCGCTCGATCACGGGGCCGAGCCGCAGCAGCTTCTCGCCGCGGCGCTCGGACAGCTCCAGCTCGTTGCGCGGCTGCACACCTTCCATCTGGCTGATCATCAGGAAGACGTCGTTGAAGAACCAGCGCTCGACCTTGCCCTGCACGCGCTCGATGGTGCGCTCCATGAACTCGATGCCGCGCGGGTCGACCGCGTAGCTCGGCCGCATGCCGCCCTTCTCGCCGAGGTTCGCCACATAGGTGACGCGCCCCGGCAGGATCGACGACGGCTCGTTCTTGAGCGCGACATCGGCGAGCATCGGCGGGCGGACCAGCTTGTCGACCGCCTCGGCGTGCCGGCGCACCATCTGATGGAGCTGGCGCACGTCGGGGAGCGCATCCATTCCGGGCGAGCGCCCGTAGGGCTCGTTCGAGCGCGTGTTCCAGCGCGGCACCATGAACGGCACCTCGTGGAAACCGCGCACCGACAGCGGACGCGCCGAGGTCTTGCCGCGCAGCCAGTAATACTCGCGGAAGGGATACCCGCCCGGCACCACGCCGAGCCGCGGCTTGGTCGCCTCCGAGCTCGCCGGGAAGTTCGGCTCGATCGCGTGGGCCACCACCACCTCGTTGTCGAGGTTGTTCTTGGTGTTCCACGCGTCCGGGATCTCCGAGCCGATCAAGGCGTCCCGCCCGAAGGCTTCCACCACCTGGGTGATGGTCTGAGTGAACTCGCGCCAGCATCCGTTGACCTGGTTGTCGGGCCCGACGGTCAGGTAATACTCGCCGGCGCACGGGGTCTGCAGGTTGATGACGTTCTCGCGGTGCTCGTAGATCAGCGCCGGGCCGTTGCCGAAGACGACCTCGTCCTCGTACATCTGGTGCACGGCGTCGTAGAAGTTCGAGGCCGCCATCACGTCGTAGGTGGTCTGCTGGAAATCCTGCAGCCAGCGCTTCCCGTCCGTGTCGATCTCCAGGCCGCGGATCGCCGGCCTGAACTGGAACCAGTTCTTGGTCGGCGAGGTGAGGCCGTCCATCATGCCGGCGGCGCACATCAGCACCGCCTGCGTCGGCGTCGAATCCACCACGTTCTGATTGATCGGGAGGCCGCGCGACATCAGGTTCGGCGTGACCAGCCAGTGGTAGCGCCGCGGCAGGATGTTGGTCGCGAGCTCGGCCCAGTGCTGCCACCACGGCAGCCGCCAGCTCTTGAGCGACTGCAGGCGCTGCTCCAGGTACGAGCGCATGTCCTCCCAGCCCTCGTCGAGGCGCCAGGAATGATTCGGAATGATCGCCGGCGTGCGCGCCAGCAGCGACGCGTCCGCGCGCTCGTAATGGGCGACGGGGCTGACGGCGTTCATACGGTCAGGTCTGGCCGAGCAGGGTTGCCTTGGTGGTGGTCGGCTTGGTCAGGTCGCCGCCGCCCGAGGTCGCCAGCGTGCCGCCAGCCGCAGCGCTCGCGGCGCGCGCCGTCTGGTTGGCGCCGGCGCCGCGTACCGCGGCCGTCGCCATGGTGGCGGGGATCGCCGCCGGCGGAAGCGGCGGCGGAGGCGGCGGCGTCGTGGCCGCCGGAGACGACGATTGCGAAGGCGAGAACAGGCCGCCCATCAGCGCCCTCCATACGGGTCGTAATCGTGCGTGTGCGCGGTCTCGGGCCGGTCGCGCAGCTCGAGCTCCAGCCTGGTCAGCTCGGCCGGGCTCATGCGGTTGAGGATCTCGGTCGCCCGTGTCTCGTCCACACCGTCCCGCGTGGCGACGAGGGCGCGCATGCGCCTGCGCAACGCCTCGTCGACGATGTCAGCCGCGCGCGTAGGGATCATAATCCGCCTGCAGCCCGCCGGCCTGGCGCCGGCCCGTGGTCCACATCTCGGCCGGCCGGATGATGGCGCGCTTGATGCCGCTCATGATGAGGTAGCGCGTATCGTCCATCAGGTGGTCGGCCTGGCCGTCTTTCACGCGCCCGTGCTCGTCGCGCTGATAGAACCGGAACTCCTTGAGCCAGTTGACCAGCGTCGAGAACACCTTGAGCCGCCCGGTCGAGAGCCGCTGCCACACGGCGAGGATGCCCGCCTCGAGCGCGTTGTCGGCTTCGACCAGGTCGAGGCCGAGCTCCACGTACTGCGCCTTGAGCTGCACGCCGTCGTGCTGGCTGCGTCCGCGTGCGGCCGGGTCGATGACGCCGGGAATCCAGGCGCCGCGCGCGCGAATGGCCTGCGCGTGGATGGCGGGCTCGGCGTGGCCGCGGTAGTGCTCCGAGTAGAGATAGACCACATCGCTGTCGAGATCGTGTGCGCCCCACAGCGCCGCGGTCCTGTTCCACCCGACGTCGAGCGCATAGCACTGCCGCATCCAGTCCGGGATCGGGAACGGCTTGATCAGGAACTCGCTCTCCGGAACCGGGTAGATCGCGCCCGAGCCGAGCGAGGGAATGCCCTTCGAGCGCGCGTCGAGCTCGTGCGGCGGGATGCCCTTCGCCTCCTCCGCCTTCATCTCCGGTGTCAGGTGCGGGACGTCGTCCCACCCGGCCATGACGACGAAGCGCGAGCGCTTCTCGATAGCGCCGTCGTCAGGCATCAGAACACCGCCTCTCCAGGCAACCTACCCCCTGGCAGGAACGCCTGCACCACGTCGCTCATGCCTTCGAGCGGCGTGAACGTCAGCAGCGCGTGGCCCTTCTTGGTCATCAGGCGCATGCGCGCTTCGGTGTAGATGTCCAAGGGCGGCTCCTCGTCGTACCAGACCAGGTCCTTCTCGGTGCCCTCGAAGGCGCCCCTGCCCTGCTCGTAGCTCTTGAGCCCGAGCAGCGACCAGCCGCCGAACCGGTTCTTGATGCGCGCCGTGTCGATCAGGTCGGCGACGCCGCGTTTCCAGGTGATCGCGCCGATGTCCTCGGCCGGGATCAGCCCCGTTCCCGCCACCCGTTTCGAGCGGCCGTCCCAGGCCACGGGCCCGAACAGCTTCATCTGCACGATGTCGCGCGTCGACTCGTTGCGCTTGCCGCAGGCCCAGACGTCGGTCGGCCGCTCGATGCGATGGCCCTTCCACCAATCCGGATAGCGCCCCGTGAGGTGCAGCGCGGTCTCGAACCCGCCGACGCCCTCGGTCTTGCCGACGCGGTTAGCGGCGAGCATGAGCCGCTCGCGATGCGGAGAGCCGTCGCAGTCCTCCGGACACCAGCACGGGATCGGCTCGTGCACACCGCCGGCGCAGAAGAACTCCATGTGGCGCGGGTAGAGCTCGCGCCGGAACGGCCCCTGTGCCGGATAGTAGCGATAGAGCTTGCGGCCCGGCTCGGCGCGCTCAACGTTCGCCCGCAATTGCCGGATGAGTGCCTGCTTGCCCTCGGAGCTGAGCTTCGAGAGCTTCGGCAAGAGTGCGCTGATCGTCGACATTGAGCACGTTGAAGATGTTCACGTTGCGCCGCTCCGCGTCGTCGTCGGGCAGGCCGCCCAGGATCTTCAAGAGCGCCACGTTGGCGGCGAGCTTGTCGTGAAGCTTCACCTCGGGCTGCCCGTCGTCGCCGAACTTGAGCGAGGCGAGCGCCGCGGTCAGCTCGCGCGGCAGGTCCTTGATGTTCTTGAGCCGCACGCCCTCGCCGTCCTCGGTGCGCTCGAAGAAATCGGCGAGGTTCGCACGCCCGATCCGGTCTATCTCGACCATGACGCGCACGCGCCGGATGCCGGCGAACTCCGCCGCCTCGTCGAGCAGCTCGGCCGCATAGGCCCGCACCTCGGGCCGCCGCGCCAGGCGGTTGGCATTGCCGCGATGCGGCACGTAGCCCGCCGCCTTGTAGGCGTCCTGCGGCGTCTTGAGCTCGGCGAGGCCCTCCGCCATCCGCCGCCACTGCGGATCCCGCCGGCACCGGCGGGCGAGATCGGCGCGCTCCTCGAGGCTCGACCAGTCAGCCACGCAACACCTGACTCATTTGGACTCACCGCGGACTCGGTTTTGCCGCAAGCACTACCGGCCGCCGTAGTCCCGGGCCGGGCGCTTGGGCGCCTGGCGCAGCGAGATCGCGCCGGCGCCGCCATTCACATGGTCGGGCT